ACGACGCGCTCGAGGTCCCGATCCATACGTGACTTAACCAAGCAGTAATTGTCCCTGTAGTGGGCCCACTCAACATTAAAATGCATTGAGATTGAGCTCACATCCAAGGGTTTCAATTGTGTGAGGTTGTCCAAGTATTTCTCGAAGATCAACTGCTGTTCAACAGTAATGCCATAAAGGTCTTCAACCAGGAAGCGGGTATTCATTCCCGGCTTCACCTGCTTTATCTTGTGTTCATCCTTCAGCGCAGAGAGCAGCTGATCTCGTTCCCACATTGACAAACCATGTGAATTGTTGAGGAAACCCCGAATGTCATGACTACGTGTCACTCTCAACCCATATTGGGCAAGTGAACTTATAATCGGACAACCAGGATATTGGTGTGCCAGGGACAGTGCCTTGCATCGCAGCAATTTATGTAGAGTTGATCTTCCACATTTTGCATAACGAGCAGAGGTCCATCCAAAGCCTGCGACAACTTCCCTGGGGTCTGTGACATTGGCCAAGTCCTCTTCATCGAAAACGAGGCCACAGAACGACATCTTACTAAGATCAGTATAGATGTCAATCTTGATGTTAAGTCCCAATTTGGCAAAGTCGGCACTGCTGGGTGGTTCGCCAATCATGACAAATGCCCCATCATCACCTTCCACAACACCATCCACCTCCTTGCAGCCCGCTTTGCTGCAAACAAACAACATGAACATTAGGTTCGAGAACCCATTGCCCAATGAGGTGCACATTTCGCCTGACATTCTCGTGCCATCAACCTTGACAGTGAATGTTTTGTACCTAATGGTATTTCTACCAGCTAGTACATCGTCACAGAGCTTCATGAATTCGGCGCCTTCAGGAAGATGCTGCGTCATGTAATCATAGAGCTGGAACTCACATGAACGCATCATTGTCTCTGTGAAGCAAGCTTCAAATGATGTGTAATCAGTACCCATGTACACACCACCCTCTCGCTTCAACAAGTTCAAAATGTACGAAGGTCTCTCGGCTACTGGTACATGCTTTATGAAGTGATGGTTTTGGTAGAGGACATGCTCTATCGCTTTGAAAAACCGGCCCGTTGCGCATTTAAATTCATCAGATCTAGAATTAATGCCACGGGCATGTTTGTACGAAGGATAGGTTTCCTGCTTGCCAAAACCTTTGCACTCGAAGAACTTCTTGTCCTGGCGAACATCGGTGACTTTAGCCCAACATTCGCGCAAATCCTTTTTGCGCCATTCAGGGTAGTTTGTGGACTCAATCCAAGTCCCAAAACTAACATCTGTATCGGGAGCCAAGGGGTCAAGGTTCTTCAAAAGCCAGTCTTTTACAAACTGTATGAACTCCTTCATTAATTTAGCATCAGGTGCGGGTAATGAAGATAAAAACCGCTTTTCCACCCCAGACACCATGGTTTCAGTGTCCTGCACGTCTGCGTGCGGCATACAGTATCCATCGGCATCACAACCAAGCGACACTTGCATGATACGGTTCACATTGGTGTCGCTGACTACCGAATGTAACTTAATCTCTGCACTGGGCTTGATTGGGCCAATGGCGGGCATCTCTAAAGCGTCAGACACCCGATAACCGTATGCGTACGCGCGGTCATCTAAACCAAGGGCTGGGGACGTGGAAAAGGACACTTTTCCACGTGTTGGAGCATCTGCATAAATATGGCGAAAGACACCAAGCATGTATGCTGCACAACTGGTTTGCCTTGACAGGCCAAATATCGATTGAGATCCACTGTGTTGATGTGGTTTGCTGTATGGCAAATTCTCA